TTCACCTGAGTAATGGCCAGCATTATATGCACTGGCAAATAAAGGTTAAGCAGGGTGGGGAAACAGTTGATGTATACTACGTTGACCCCAAAAAATATCAGTTAGAGATGCGGGGTTGTATCCTGTGGAACCGGCCGAATAAGGCTAAACAGGTATTTGAGGCTGGTGTGCATGATGTGAGTGGATGGGTGCGATGTGAAGAAGTGATGTTGAGAAAAGATTTTCATCCAGCTTTGCCTATTGACAATCTTGAAAAATTGTACTATAACCCACTGAGAGATCCGCACTGGCGACGAGAAAGCGATAGTAACGAATTCATTTGGGATGGTAGCGAGTATGCTACTCTCTTGACTAACGGTAAACAAGTTTATATTTTGGAGGAGAGAGAATGATTAAGGTTGAACTGGGTGTGCGTGAGGCTCTTACCATGATTTCTAATGGTTGCAGTCTGGATATGTTTGAGAAGATTGTTTGTTCGCTGGAAGTGGCGCTGGGTGTGAACCAGAGGCGACAGGTGACGATCACGGGCGGTATGACTCTGGACAACCGCATCCCTTGCATCAAGGCAATTCGGATGGCTACTGGCTGGGGCTTGAAGGAGAGCAAGGATTGGACCGATGGTATGGTGGGCGGCTGGAAGTATGACAGGTTCGTGCCTGCTCCCCCAAACACCAGACAGAGCATTACTCTCAAGACGCCCGAAGCGGCCGAGATGTTGCTGCGTGATCTGGTTGGGTTGGGTTGTGAGGGCTTTCTCTCTTGACCTAAAGCCTTGTCCGTAAAACACTTACGGCGAGGCGGGCCGGCCAAATTTGACGTAACTCCTTATGCTTCAATAACTTAGAACAAATCATGAGAATACCAAAAAATCATTCATGCAAACACCTTGACGATGACGATACTATATGGTAGAATGATAGCATCACACGACAAGACGCTGGTTGAACCCGAAAACACAAAGTTTCGACCTAGCCCTTGACAAGTGATAATGTTGGATGTATAATTGGTTTACTTGGTTCGATAACACTTTTGGAAAGGTTTTTTACAATGAAGAAGTTTAGCTTTGTGGTTGATGTGGTTGCGGATGAGCTTGATCGTGACGGCGTTGTGGATTCGATTCGTTCTTGCCTGAGCGATAGCCTCCCTGGCGATGTTCATGCGAATGTCAAGGCTGGCGAGGTCAAGGCTTTTTCGGAGCAGGGTTATAAGGTCTGGCGTGCTAGGGTCACGGGCGTGACTGCGGAGCAGGCCGGTGATGCCCACTCTGGTAAGGTTGAGAAGGAAACCGTCGAGGCTTGATCTTGACAAACTGGACTATGCCAGTATAAATAGATTTTAGGCATAGTGCGGCGGGATTCGTCCCGCGTAATGATGTGGGCTCAGACCCACCTAGCAGAGTCTAACCAACTAATAACCGGCGTGGTTGCCGGGAAGGGGTCTGCTGCTAGTAATATAACGATGGTAAAGTGATCCCACCATCAAACCGTATAGCCTCTATGGGACGCCATAGGGGCTTGCGGCATTGAGTGGATATGGTATAATAGATGGCACGGCCCCATAGTTAAATGGATATAATAAGTGACTTCTAATCTCTAGTTGCAGGTTCGATTCCTGCTGGGGCTATTGTTGGGGGCGTAGATCAATTGGTTAGATCGCTAGCTTGTCACGCTAGAGGTTGCGGGTTCGAGTCCCGTCGCTCTCGCTAAGTTGTTGGCATATAAAGACTTAGATCAAATCCGGGCGGCCCCGTTTGACGTAAGTCCTTATGCCACAAGCCTTTGCATCAAAAAATAATTTCTTCAAGAATTGGTCTTGACTAGCCGATAATATAGTGTAGAATCGGTAGACAAGGGAGAATAATGATGAAAACTGCAAATGGTAATGATAAGTTGGGTAAGGAAAATTGTATTGTGGTTTCGCGTCCGGTTGGTGATAGTTGTCCGTCCGATTGTGATTTTCTCGGTAACGGATGCTATGCAGAAGATTTGGAAAATATCTATCCCGGTGTTCGTCCTGCCGGTATGCAAAATCTTGTTACAGAAAAGAATCGTATTCGCTCCATGCTGGTGGATGCCGTCAAGAAAAATAAAGATGTTCGCTGGCATGAGCGTGGCGACTTTTTCAAGTATGGTGAACTTGACAATGAATATGTTGATAATGTATTGTGGGCTTGTGAGAATATTCTTGCCAGTGGTGGTAGTCTGCCGACCATGTGGGCTTATACCCATATTTATGATACCAGATTGTCTATGGAACTTGGCAAGTATATCAATATGTATGCTAGTATCCATGATGGTGAAGATATGAAACAGGCTAAGGCTGCTGGTTTCAAACTGTTCGCATGGTGTGATAGTGATACTAAAATTGCCCCTAAGCGTCCGCGTGGTAAGAATAAGGTTGCAGCATGGCGATCAGCACTGCCGAAACTGGTTGTGCTGGAAGGTGAAAAGTTTGTCACTTGCCCGGAAATTCGTCGTGGTCGTGGAGTTGTCACTTGCACAAAAACCAAAAATAGCGTACACTGTGACTTGTGCGTTCGTGGTTTGGCTAATGTATTGTTTCCTGCTCATTGAGGATTACTATGGAAAACTGGAAAACTATCAATGATAAGAAGATTAGACATCGTTGGGAATGTCCAGAGTGTGATAACTATGCTTATGTAGAACCTTCGTATTATTCCGAAATGGGAGAACCAGTATGTACCGATTGTGAATGGGATGATACTATGGAATATATTAGAACGGAGATAAACAATGGCTAATATATATTTGGGTTTGTATGATGATGAGGGAAGTAAAAATGCTTTCTATATTATCAAAGACAGAAAGATAGATCGTAAACGTGTAGGTTTCAAAGAGTTCGGATCTAAAGAGGAAGCAGATTTTGCTCATAAAGTTCAAAGTATTCTGGCAGAGCAAGACTTGGCTCCGCGTGTGTACGGTCAAGTTGGCAGAATTCGCCGAAATAGTAATCAAGGATTGACAGAGTATGGTTATTTGACAGAAGTTGCTAGATTGATGTCACAGTGTAATGACGAGTATTGTGACGGAGAATGTTTTGAGGGTGGTTGCCGTAACTGTACTATCATTGGGGAAATACTTTGGGAATTAGATAATTGTGGACTAGACTACTCCGATCATCATAGAGGGAACTTTGGATACGTTAGAAGAAACGGAGCATGGGTTCCGGTTGTGATAGATGTTGGGGTTGAGAGTTTTAGTGATTGGGATAAAGATATTTATGGACAGTTTGAATATGAATATGCCTACTAAGGAATTGAAAAATGTCTAAATATTATATCAAGTGCGGTACTCTGGAACTAATTTACTCTACAGATAAAAGTTCTGTTGAAGCGGCGGTTACAAGTTTGTTTGAGAGTAATAAGTATGATACATTAGATGAATACTTCTATATTGATGAGCGTGGCTTTAGAGACTATCTAACTGCTGATAAGCAAACGGAAGTTTTGAAACTGAACGTAATCGCAAAGATGGGTGGATGGACCCTAGGTAACGATAAAGATGATTGATCCAAAACGCATTACTAACTTTGATCGTACAGATAGTGAGCTAGAAACTTTCTGGCTATTCTGTATCATGGTTGCTGGTAAAAACTCTGATACGGTTAGCAGAACGATTAGTAAAATCTTTCATACTACAGACAACCCGTTCGATGTTTTGAGAGAATTGGGAGAGATTGGCATACACAATATGTTGGTTGCTAATCGTGTAGGACAGTACAATAGAATCTCTAAGGCTTTTAATCAGAGTTTGAGTGTTGATCTTCGGCACTGTAATATTGAGGATCTATTATCTATTTATGGGGTTGGTCCAAAAACTGCCAGATTCTTTCTGCTACATACTCGTAGAGATTGTACATACGCTGTTTTAGATACTCATATTCTAAAGTGGATCAAAAACCATGGTATAGAAGATGCTCCATCATCAACTCCGCAAAATCCTAAAACATACTCTTATTACGAAAGAATATTTCATAAGCTAGCATCTAGTTATTTTCCCAACATGACGATGGCGGATGTCGATTTATTGATATGGACAGAGCAGAGCGGTAGATTAGACGAAAATAATTAAGACTAACCGCAAACCCTTACTGCATAAGCACTTAGGGCGAGCGGGGCCGGGCAAATTTGTCGTAAGTGCAATAGCATCAACCACTTAGGATTTTTTAAAGAAAAGGTTGACAAGTGCCGATAACTATGATATGATTAAACGGAAAGGATGGGACAGCGTGATCCAATGGATTGGTGTGCTAATTGCTCTGTTAGGTTTGGCATATACTGGCGTTAAAGATTATCAAAAAGGTGATTTAAAAATTCCAAAAATACCATCTAGACAAAAGATTGTGTATCCTATACAATACTGTCTAATGGCTTATGATCCTAACATAGACAAAGTTTTTTATTTACACGACAATGGAATATGGCATGACTATGCACCACCTCAACGACGATATTCGCCCACGACGCAATCACAACAAAATCAAGGTCAAGGTCAAGAAGCCTTGGGAGTTGTCAACGGGACACAAGGAACATCGGGATACCGTTATGGACAATCGCCCCAAGCGACTGCGAACCCGATCCGCTGAAAAGCGTCGGGCTTGCGAGGATTATCACTATTGATTATAATAGGTAGATTGCCCGCATAGTATAATGGTAATACAGTTGATTTGTAATCATCTAATACTAGTTCGATTCTAGTTGTGGGCTCTCCGGGATGGTGTAACAGTAGCACAGAACACTTTGGATGTTCTTGTCTAGGGGCGGAACCTAGTCCCGGAATTTTACGAAGGTAGCATAATGGTAGTGCCGCAAACTGTTAATTTGCTCTGTGTAGGTTCGACTCCTACCCTTCGTGCTTGGCTGGATGGCAGAGTGGTCTAATGCACCGGTTTACTAAACCGACGAGGAGAAATCCTCCACAAGTTCGAATCTTGTTCCAGCCGCTTAGGTAGATTACTCAAGCGGACAACGAGGGCAGACTGTAAATCTGCTGGCATTGCCTTCGCTGGTTCGAATCCAGCATCTACCACTAAGTTGTTGATATTAAAAGACTTAGAGAAAATTTGGCGGGCCGAGTTCGACGTAAGTGCTTGCGGGATAACAACTTAGAATTTTCTAAAGATGGTGCTTGACTCTTGCCGATAAGTAGAGTATAATGTTATGAACACTGCGTGTGCTCGCCGGTAGTGGGCATCAGGCTTATAACCTGAGCAAGAGGGGGTTCGACTCCCCAACGCAGTATTATTTTTGAACTATAAAATAGGTTCTAGTACTATTACCTTTATTCTTTGCTTTATATGTAGGTAATTGGCAATCACAGTTAGGACATACAATCCTAAGATTATCCAAGTGGTTATTATTAGATTTACCATCAATATGATCTACAATTAAAGTAATAGGCTTACCATTCCAATTGTCTCCAGACTGTCCACATATCATACAGTTGTTTCCATATTTACGGATAAAATATTTTCTAATAGTGAAGTTATGGTAGTAACCATTACCAAAACCTTGTTTTTCTATAAGAGAATCTGATTTTTCCCTTTTATGTTCTATTTGACATTGTTTAGAGCAATATTTTCTGGGATTGTTAGTATTAAACTCAGTTTTGGTTTTACATTTTAAACATTTGAAATACCTAGTATTTTTGCGTCTTTTAGGTTGAATTCTGTTATTATAAGATATGCCGCACGATCTACAGCAGAATTTGGGGTTATTGGTATCCTTGTCGCAATTAGTACATTTCATAATAGAACTCCTATAGTTATGTCTCGCTAAATTATAATACACCGTTTCGATTCAAAAACAACTAAAGTCTTGACAACAGAATACCGATTATGTAGAATAGCAAACCGGAGGCTGACGTTTGAGTTGCGATGGCTGGCCCCATAGTATAGTAGTCAGTACGCTGGCCTTTCACGCCGGAGACCTGGGAGCGTAACCCAGTGGGGTCACTAAAGTTTTTCTGTTGACAAGCCGATAAGAGTATGGTAGACTGTTGGAACAAGAAAGGAAAGTGATGATGAAGAACCTTCGCATCTATGATATTTTGACTGAGGACGGTAAGACTTTAGCCGATATTCAACTATCCATGGAAGAGGATTTTGATTGGGCTGATGTGTTTGACAAACTGTATGATTTTACTACAGAAAATATCAAAAGTTATTCTTACGAAGAAATTACCGTAACCGAATAATAAGGCGGGCCTTTAGCTCAATTGGCAGAGCAAGGAGCTTTTAACTCTTAGGTTCGGGGTTCGAGTCCCCGAGGGCCCACTTGACAAGTATGTTTGGTTGGTGTATAATGCTGGAAAGAAAGGAAGGTTGATTATGCGTTATAGTGATGATTACGAACAGTATGATTATGACTATGATGAATTGGTAGAAAATGCCGATGATCTTGGTCTAGATGAAGAACCTTGGATGGATGAAGAAGAAGATGCCGAGGTTCCTTCTTATGGAAAGAATTACTATCCTGATATAACGGAAGATGATTGCTGATTTTTGTGGATGCTTCTAGGTGGGACTAGACTCTTTTCTTTATCCTTTCTTTCTTTTCTTGAATAGCCGGTTCGAATCCGGCCATCCACACTTATATGAATGTTTTGAGCCAAAAGCCCGATGATTTTCGTCGTACTCCAGACGGTAAAGTTATTCAAGGTGCTAGCCATACTTGCCGTGTGTTAAATCATAAAGAGCGTAATAAGATTATTATAAAAGCTGTTTGTGATCTTAGAAAAATTAAAAATCAGTTTGACACTATTGCTTGCTGCGGTATTAGTGGTTTGATGGTTGTTGCACAAATTGCTGAACTGCTTGATAAACATATTTTGATTATTCGCAAAGATGAAAAATGCTACAGTGAATTTAGAACTGAGGGCGTTGCTCCTTTTCAATATGTGGTTATTGATGATCTTATTTGCTCTGGAGAAACGATAAGAAGAATTAAAAATACTATTAGTGATGAATACCCCAGAGCAATTTGCAAGGGTATTTATTGCTATCTTCCAGATGAGTGTTCATACAGGCCAGATGAAGAAGGATCTAAATGGTGTGTGCGTGATCTAAAGGCTCCGCTCCTAAACCTAAGCCACCAAAAGACTTAGGACGAGCCGGGGCGGCCCCGCCCGACGTAAGTGCTTATATACCAACGACTTGCGTCACGAAATTTTTCCGCAAGTTTGCCCCTTGACACTGCCGATAATAGATGGTAGAATCAGCGTATCGGAACGAAGAATCAGTAACACGAAAGGGTTGATTATGCCTGCTATGGTCGAAAAGATGATGTTTGTTGGTGCTACCCCTTGGCATGGTGAGGGTACGCAGCTTGATGAGAATCCCTCTATTTCTGAGGCGATTACCGCTGCTGGTCTGGATTGGGAAGTTGGCACGAAGCCATTGTTTACGTCGGAAGGCGAGGAAGTCAACGCCAAGGCGACTTTCCGTAAGACCGATAATAGGGTGCTGGGAGTTGTGGGTCCGCGTTATACCCCTCTCCAGAATCAAGATGCTTTTGATTGGTTCCAGCCGTTTCTGGACGCTGGCGAGTGCCAACTGCACACCGCCGGTTCGCTCAGTGAGGGCGAGAAGGTTTGGGTGTTGGCTCAACTCAATCGTGCGAACAGCGAAATTGTTCCCGGCGATGAGGTGAGCAAGTTTATCCTGCTGAGTAACAGCCACGACGGTACAACGTCGATCCGCGTCGGATATACTCCGATCCGCGTGGTCTGCGTGAATACTCTCGCTGCTGCCCACTCCAACAAGGACAGCCAGTTGATTCGGATTCGTCACACACGCTCCAGCAAAACAAATCTGGATAACGTGCGAGACATCATGGATAATATCAACGTGCAGTTCGAGGCGACTGCGGAACAGTATAGGTTCCTCGCCTCTAAGGATTTCAATCAGAACGATATTCGTAAGTATGTCAAGATTCTGCTGGGGATTGATAAGACCCCGGACGAAGATATCAAGACTCGTACCCGTAATATCATGGATGAAATCTTGACGCTTGTGGAAGGCCCGAAGCAGAGTGCTACGAATGTTCGTGGAACATGGTGGGCTGCCTATAATGGCTTCAATGAGTATCTGAACTATAGCAAGGGTCGCACGGTGAGCAATCGCCTCGACTCACTCTGGTTCGGACAGAATGGGGTTGATAACGTCAAGGCACTCAATACCGCAGTGGAGTTTGCGAACGCCGTCTGATCTTTTCGTGTCACGATGAAAAGTGGGAGGGCCGTAGCTGGGAAACTGGCTGCGGCCTTCTCTTTTGGTTGCTGCGAAACGGTTCACTAGACGTAAGTACTTGCAACATAACGACTTACGACGAGCCGGGCCGCAAAATTTTGTCGTAACTTTAGTATTCATAAGGACTTACGTCAAAAAAACTGTAGACAAGCACGGCAAATTCCGATATACTGTAGGGGGAGTAGACGTAAGGTGTTGGTATGAAAGAAGTTAGGGTAAGATTATAAAAAGAGATTGTATAAAATCATATTATAATTGTCTTATCTAATCCACCGGATTTGCTGGTCTTGTTGATAGTCAGCCAAAAACTAGGATCATTAGATTCTTTGATGATTCTAAGTCTATGATACTAAACAAGTTGCGACGAGTCCTCTCTTGTGGTATACTGGTGGTATGGGAGAGTATGAATTATTCTAATGATAGTTTTGAGATAAAGTCTCAATATTAAATTATTGTTAGATAGTTATAATCTCTACCATATTGATAAACTTAGCTATAGTCTGGCCTTATATGGGGCCACTTTATTTTGTCTCAGCTTATCTTACGGATTTGCGGTCTTGGCGATAGTCAGCGAGAATTCTTGGTATATTACTTATGCAGGAAAAATAAATATGTCTAGTAGAAAAGATGATCTGATTAAAAGCATGAACTATTGTATAGATTGTGCTAAGATGAGAATACAATGGTATATGGAGACTGGTACTATGAGGTATCTTAATGAGGGAAGTGATTATTTAAGTGTGGCTAATCTTTATGTTAAAGAAATTAATAATGAGTTGAGCGGGAATTATCATATGAATCTTAGTACTGAGAAGGTTTAATTATGAAAATAGTTAAAATTAGTATGGAATTGGTTATTGATGATGATGAAAACTTTTATATTCCTGAGGAGATTAGTGGTGGTGTTTTTACTCCTAGGTTTGATAATGATAAGATAGCCCAATATTTAAATAATAAACTGTATACTGATCCTGAATTCTTTGGGGACTTTGGTCCTGAGAATATTGTTAGTGTGGGGGAATTTGTATGAATAAAATACTGTGCATTATAATGTTGCTAATTTCCCTTGTTGTAAGCAGAAACTATAGGTATAAATGTAATACTTGTTATCTTATTTTTGAATATGGTGAACAAGGTACTAAAATTTGTCCTAGGGATGGGTCTTTTATGGTTCCTGATTATGAGGTTAATTGTGCAAATAGAAGTAAGTAAACAAGAGGCGTGGAAGCTTTTGGATGCTATAAAAACTTATATGAAGGATTATACTGTTACTGCTCCAGTTAGTAAAACATTTAATAATATTATTAAAAAGTTAGAGACTATTACCAACTCATAATAATTTTCAAAATCCAGCCTTAACGTATTTAGGCCATGGCTGGTTTGGTCCTGTTGATCTAAATTCTTTATTCTCAACACGTTGTGGCAACCGATAGGTATGGTATAATGAAAGGGTGCCCCAACGATAGTATACTTGTCAGAAATGTCTTTGTCAATTCTCTTTTAGGAATCTCAATGATACTGCTTCTGATTATGATCGTATTGATGCTTGATTAAATAAATTTTATTCTCAATAAATTATAAATCTGTATAAAAAATAACAGAATATTTAACCAAATAATTAGAGAATAAAGCATAGTACTTAGAAAGAATTCTATTACAGAAAGGACAAGTCTCATATATAAAAATTTTGTAGTATTCTTTGGATTCATATGGTATAATGCTATAGTCAACGGAGCCAGATGTTAAACGTCTTGTGAATAAAGACGAAGAACAATTGGAATCATGGGCAAGAGAGTTTTTAACTTTTAAACCATGAGGTGATTTATGCGTGCTAGATATATTAGTGAAGTTAACCGTAAGGAAATTCAAAGAAAGTATATTGATCAGATTTTGGGCGAGTTAGATTTTATGGATATTAAGAATAGTCTAAGAGACTATCTATCCAAGGAAAAGGATAAAGAATCTAATTATGCTTTAGAGTCTGAGATACGAAAAGAAGCTCCTGAAGTTCTAGTTGATAATTGGGAGGACTTTCAAGGTCCTGCTACATTAACTAGAGACAAGAAAGTGAAAGGGGGAGCATCATGAAAACACTAATTATAAACGAAAATAATAAGAGTTATTTCACTAAAAGATACGTTGATCATATTTTATCACGAATGGATCAGACAGACATATGGGAGTCTTTAAAGAATTATTTATTCAAAGAAAAGATTAAGTATCCAACCGATACTTTACAAGCTGAAATCAAAAGATACTGTCCTTCTATTTTGGAAGAACATTTATCAGAAGCGGTTGTAGGGAAAGGAGAAGAATACAATGAGAACTTTTAGAAGAATAATTTCTTTTGAGGTTGAGGGTGAAATTTATGACCACTCCACATCTGCTGAAGAGATTTTAGAAAATTATAACTGGAGTTTTAAAGGATACCACGATAATCATGAAGACAAATGTTTCTTAGAATCATCTCATGATGATCGTCGTGGACGTATTACTAAAGTTGTTCGTAAGAATAAAATTAGTAAAACTGATAGGGCAGATACAGAAACTTTTACAGTTAATACATGAGGTGCTTTATGATTACATTGCCAGTAGAATATTGGTTTGTTGGTGTTTTCATAGTATTAAGTTTGTTAACATGGTTTGGATACCAATATTTTTATCTTAATGAAAATAAAAGCTTCAAACTATAATTAAATTAATGATTTTTACATAACCGATCCGGACATTAGTTTCAGCTAATGCTCCGGGTTTGGTTTTTGTGGTTGTAGTCAGCGATAAATTGGGAGCCATAGTAATGGTATTGGTTGACCATGCTATGTTAACGCATACTATACAGTATGTATCAGTCGCAAGGACGCGACATTCCTTTTAACGGAGAAATTTATGATTAAGTATGTTCTAATGTTAACTCTAGCTCTTTCAGGTTCTGCTGTTAACGCTGGCGAATGTGTAACTGGTAAATGTAATCTTCGTAGTCGTAGCGTTGTTGTAGTACGCGAGATTATTTCAGTACCAGTAACTGTTACTCATAAAACTGTTGAGACTGCTCGTACCTTTGGTCGCAAAACAGTTTCAAGAGTTCGTAATATTGTTCGTTAATTTATTTCTTAAACATATACTCCCCCGATTTAAAACCGGGGGTTTATTGTATACACAAGGAGGATTTATGATAAAGTCTATGTTTTATTCTTGTTGTTTTATTTTTGCTTTTATGAATTTTGCTCAAGCTGATGGGACTATATATTATAGTAATAATAATCATATAGTAAATAAGTCACACTCATATACTAATAGTTTTGGTGGTGATCAAGAAAGATGCCAAGCAGAAGCTAATTATATGGCAGCAAATAATATTACTGGTCATGTTTGGGGAGTTATAGGACGATTTGAAGGAGTGGGATATGGTTCTAGTCCAAATTGTAGAACATGTACTCCTAGCAGTAATATGACTCCAACAGGAGATGCTAGTGCTATAGGTCGTAACGGAATGTGGTATCGTGTTAGATCGTGGAGATAATATTCTCTAAGCAAGAGTAGCTCAATTGGCAGAGCGTCAGGTTTCCAACCTGAATGTTGAGGGTTCAACTCCCTTCTCTTGCTTTTTTCTTATAAAAATATGTTAGATACTGATATGCTTCTACTAAAGAATATACTATAAGGTCAGACAGGTGTAAGTATACTATATAACATCCCCCGTCCTGCATAAATTATATAGTAAATTTGGCATTTGTCAAGAGTCAATACGGTCCAAACAAAAAATTTTATACAACGTGTTAATCCAAAACAAAGTAATGACAGGAGGCCAGTATGAAAGTAGACCCATTAAGCGTCGAAACAGACGGTCTGGTGTGCGATCTTTTAATGAAACATATCGGTAGGCCACGCGATTTAATAACGTGCAGGGCCATCAATCTGTGGGGCAACAAGTATCGAATCAATGTGTATACCAAGCATATGGTTGAAGATATAGAAAGTAAAAAAATAACTTATAGTTGTTTTGCTAAACTAGATAAAACAAATTTAACTATTATTAACGAATCAACAAGCTGAAAATTTTTAGTAAGATATTAGTTTGTAACACCAAAAGTAACAAGATTGTTTTCTTGGTTGTAGTCAGCGAATAGTAGGGGTTTTTGAAATTCATGACGCAAAAAAAGTATCTTGACCCAAAAGCCCCTAACCATACTATAAAAGTATGGAACCAAAATTTATTTTACTTACAGCTGTTGGAACAATAGTTTTTTTAGGACTAACTTGTATCTTATTATCTTTAGTGGAAAAAGATAAATACGAGCATGATGAAATTACTGCCAGCTTTGTTCCATCACCAGATAGCCAAAAAACATTGGATGAGGAAGATTTTACTGTGGAATATAGTAATATTGATAATGATTTCTATAGTCCGGACCTTTAGGGAGCCCTTTGTCTCATCTGAACCTATAGGATTGCACCGGTTGAACTTAGTCAGCGAAAAATAAAGAGTTTATGATTGGTATAAGTTTAAATCAGAACATTTCTTGTGAACAAATATGTAAAACCATACAAAATCTGGTTAATAACTATAAAAAACAAAATAATCTTTCAGAAAATAGTATGTTAACTATTAGGATAGTAGAAACACAAGACAGTAAACTAATAGAAAAAGTTTTATATCTTGAAAAACATTGACACTATAGTAAATAATAATACTATATAACAAAACCATATTATTAGAAAGCATATCATGAGTTCACAAGACAAAAAGAAATCTGGAAACAAAAAGAAAGTTTGTTCATCCCCAAAAGGATGTAATAAAAACAAATCTTGTGGTATTCGTAAAACTATCACAAAAAAGACACAAAAGCCAAAAGAATCAATAGAGTCTAAAGCAACAGTTCAAAATGAAGAATCTGTTGGTATATTTGGGAAAATATATAATTTGATAGCAAAAATATTAGACTAATAATAAACTTATCTTGAAAATACAACTAAGGTTCTATAAAAAAATAGAAACTACTATACATTCTATTTTTTATGCTCTAATTCATTATAATAATCAAATACTTGGTTTTGCCCGCAAATACTACGGATCGGGCCGCAATATTAAAGTTGTAGTTTTAGATTCAGATTTTAATATTACTACAGAAAATAAAGACTTACTAAAAGGTGAAGATCCTAGATGTTTTATTCATAATAATGAATTATATGTTGTAGATAATTATTGTGACGACATACATTTAATTAATTATGAAACTAAAAAACGTTTTAAAATTCCACTAAGCGGGAAAAACTTTTCTTTTATTAGTCATAATAATCAACTATATATTATTCATACTATGAGGCCATTTGTGCTTTATAGTTTTGATATAGTTTCTAAAAAACTCACCAAAATACCAACAAACTCACCATATCAAGAAAATAAACAGTATAGAGGAGGAACTCCGGGGTATACTAAAGATAATAAAACCTATTATGGATTTGGACATAGAACTCATAATACTAGACAAGGTTTGGTTCATGATATTTATTATTGGGAAGTAGATTTTAGGGGCGAATATCCAAGTATATATATAAGAAATATAGTCAAACCAAAATCGGCCAAACAGATTACTGATCCTACTAGTATTATAGAAATTAACAATATAGAATATTTGGTTACAGCAGAAAGTATTCATTCTTGGGATAGAGATCAAGATTATATAACCAATGTTTATGAAATACATTATATACCAGAACATATACTACCTTCACCATTATCATTCATAGAATTTATAATTAATAGTTATAAGTCATTATATCATAGGATTTGGAATATGACAGATACCCTAATAAGTATACTATATGTTATCATAGGAATGATCTCTATTGAGTTGATAGTATTGCTAATAAATAAGTTTATACCCATTAAATAGTTGGAATCAAAATATGGATTTAGTTTTTAATTTTTCTATTATAATTATAGTTAGTATAGTTTTAGCCATAGTAACATTCATATCCCTTATAGGAACTGTTGATCCAGCCGGTCCAAGCACACGGGATAAAAACGGATATAAAAAATGATACCTTTATTTTTTCAAAATACAGTAGTAAGCAGACCACTACTACCAACATATATACATGACGATCTATCCCGACTAATAATTAGTATTTTAGGAATAATAGTAGTATGCTATATTTTTAGTAGGGTGGTGGACTATTATAATGCTTAATAATGATCCCCTAATTTTATATGGCCCACATATAATTCTTTCCTGCACCATAATTCATTGGGCATTAGTTAACTATTTACAAGATTATCTTTATGAGGACGATAATTATGACCAAAATCAAAATTAATGAATTTCACGTTCCTTTTATCAAAGAACTGGTATTTGTGGGCCTAATTACTATAGTTTCTATGATTTCTGTACGATTTTTTATAGAAAAACATAAATTTACCCCCCAAGAAACATCCTCATATACATCTGATACATCACATAGTCTGGTAAAGTAAGGGGTTTTTAAGCTTAAATTCAACTAAGATTACTTAAAATCGCCATATTTTAACTTATTGTAATTGCCGGTGGTGAAAATCGTCTAAAATATTAGTTTAAGGGGGAAAAATCGGCCTTCCCACAATCATATCTACCCTTTGGCTTATTAGTTACTATTGACTTTACTATGGTTGTATGGTATAGTAGTAGAAAGTGTTATTTTTAGGCTGAAAAATGAATATTTTGTATGTATAAAACCATTCAATTAACTGACCAAGAACTAGAGCTTTTACACAAGGTTTTAGGATGGTATTTAACAGAAAAAAGATTAAAAAATGACCCAAAATACAATTCTGGTTCTTTGATAATAACCCAAACAAATGGATCATTAACCCATAATGATACAAATCAGATAATATTCTGTGGGAAATGAACCATAAATCAAACTCAAATCAAAAATAAATAGAATCCACTGAGTTATGGTGGTCCAATAGTAAGAATGTCTTGTTCTTTGTATCTCAAATGCTATAATAACTCTATGGGGAAAACCGGCCAATGTGTTATTGGAATAGTCTTATTAATTATTGTTTCTTTTTAGTTCTAATAAGGAGTTGATATGGTAACGTCTGATAATTTTGGTAATCAGGTTTTTGATTTTGTTTATAAGCAATATGGTAAACAAATGGTTGAAAATATAAAATTAGACCGTAATAAAAACACAGTTAATAAATTAATAGAGTCTTCATCTAGAAAAAATGATACAATAGAACACACTGGGAACAAGATTATAGCTATGTTAAGGCTAAATCCATGAGAAATAAAAAAGCACAAATGCTTGCACATGAATTTTATTTACAAGTATATTCTTATATTGAAATGGAATATAAGCCCAAGTATACTAAGCTTCTAACAGATTCAGATATATCAGAAAAATTAGTAGATTTAATAACTAATTATTTTCGGGCAAATAATACTGTCCCGTTTACTGCTGGGCAAATTGTTGATCTGTTACAAAGCAAATATGGTAAAAAATAAACAATATGTCTATTATAAGAGTAATTAAGCCTTTAAAATTTAACTCCGTACTTATACAGACACAATCTAGGGAAACTTTGTGTAAAATCTTTATAAGATTTCAAGAACATTATGAAGGTCTAAAATTTAGGGGGAAAATCTTTACATTAGGACAACTTAGACATTGGTACAGTGTAAAATATGGGGCAAACACATATTATAGAGATTGGTCTGGTTTTAATTTCCCAAGCTATGTACTGAATCCATTTAAAAATGGCCTATTTGATCCATTAACAGAGGAAGAAGTGGCATTATTGGAGCTGTTTAGGTACAGGGACGATAATTTCTATATAATAGGAGCAAATAATGATAATGTTACAAAACATGAATTAACACATGCTTTATACTGGTATAATACTAAATATAAACAAGACGTAGATAGTTTATGTAAAAAATATAGTGTACAACTTAGTAAAATTAGTAGATATCTTCTTAACAGAGGTTATCATAAAGATGTAATAAATGATGAATTACAAGCTTATATTACAGATAATGGTGATGAATTCATATCTACCAATTTATCAATAGATATTGTAAATAAATTCAAAAGAATTCAAAGGAAATACTGGTATGTTACTAAAACAAGCCGAAAAATTGACAAATAATAGTACTGTATACGATATTCTGCATAGAGAGTATACGATTATAGGTTATAAGTGTTTTTTTGATGACGGCAAATTGAGTGAAGTTAATTTTCGTCTACAAAATCATAATATATCAACTATAGATGTTAGTCATAAGTATTTATATACTGATTTAAATGATTTATCTGATGCTGAACTTGAATTCTATAGATTTATTAAAAATCATAAGTTATCTCTACCAATAGAAATTATGCCACATGATCAATTAAATTCAATATTAGATTGTTTTTTATATGGCTTTAATAAAGGATACGAAATAGGTCACAGAAAGTTATAATTTATATGGATAATGATAATTTTAAGAAACAATCAATCACTATTACTGTTGGAAGTATTTTAGCATCCTGTCTACATGGTATTATAGGATATATAGCCGTTTATTTTTTTCAACCATTATGGGATAAGCTGGTTTCTTACTGGAATAAAAAATGAAAAATAATCTTTTTATTGACAGAGAGTGGGAAACTAAATGTATAGATAGAATATGTAAAGAAATTCGTAATAATAGTCTTATTAACTTAGCTAGTAAAACAGCAGTATTACAATTAAGTTATGAATATTCTGGACTTATGGCTCAATTAATGGCCCATAAACTATCTGATAAGGATGAGCCTCTAGATATAGAGCCGGTAAATATTCCATACAAAGATGAGTTCGAGGCTTTTATTCATCCAAATCAATTAGATCTATACTACTCATTAATTGTTGTAGATAGTGGATGTCTTAGTGGAAATAATTTTAGAAAAATAGAGGAAAAGCTTTTAGATTATGGTTTTCCAAGATCACAATTATATTTTACATGCGTAGCCTGTGATCTTAATAGTATTTTTCGTCCAGATTTTTGTCCAATATATTTTAATGGAGATGAACAGATGGTTCATTTCTGGTGGGAAACAAAAACAGATAAATTCAGGAGAGAACAATGAGTTCAGTGAAATTGGTAAGTGTTACTCCAGATGCAGAAAAATTGATGGCTTATTGTGCTAGGGTTTCAAATCCTAGTAATCAAGACAGTGATAACTATGCTAAACTATTGAAATATTGTATAGATCATCAGCACTGGTCTATATTTGAAATGGCTAGTATGAGTCTTGAGATAAATACAACCAGAGGTATAGCTGCACAAATTTTACGTCATAGGTCTTTCAATTTTCAAGAGTTTTCACAAAGATATGCGGATACCACATTGTTATCAGAAGAAATTCCAGTATTTGAATTACGTCGCCAAGATACTAAGAATAGACAAAATAGTATAGATGATATAACCGACGAAACAAGAGTTAAATGGAATACTAAAATCCGTGAACATTTTGCTAAAAGCAAGGCTCTTTATGATGGTATGATAGCTGATGGAATAGCCAAAGAATGTGCTAGATTTATATTGCCATTAGCCACTCCAACAAAACTTTATATGAATGGCACAATCAGATCGTGGATACATTATATTAATCTAAGGTCTGCTCATGGAACTCAAAAAGAACATATGATTATTGCTAATGAAGCTAAAGAAATTTTTAAAACTCAATTTCCCATTATATCGGAGGCTTTGTCATGGTAGAGAAAGAGTTCACTGTAACTGGACAACTTAAAGAAACTTCTGGAGAAGATAAACAGATACTAATTTTACATCATTCTTTTTTTGCTTCGTCCAAAGAACAGGCTATTAAAAATTTTCATGATTATTTTGAGCCAAAACTAAAAGTTGTCAAGATTTTTTCTGTAGTAGACGATAAAGGAATTTTAGTATAATGGATACCAAATTAGACTTTACTCTAAAAGTAGTAAAAGAATTACTACATCACAAGTTTTCCGTTAAGCTATTAAATGTGGACAACATTGATGGTTATGGAGGATGGTTTGGCACTGATGAGGGTGAGGAAGAATTTGTAGTTGCCATGAAACATCATATGGGTTTTGAGATATTTATTCATGAATACTGTCATTTCTTACAGTGGAAATATGATCGTAAATTATGGGATAAGAGTACCTTAACTTATGATATCCTATTTAATTGGGTGGAAGATAAAAGTTTGGACATTACTGATGAAGCTTTAAACACTAGCCTTCATGATATATTGGAGATCGAGCATGATTGTGAAAAAAGAGTTCTAAAATTAGTAGCAAATAATCCTATAGAAAATTTTGATACTGACAAATATATCCGGGCAGTTAATGCTTATTTGTGGAGTTATCATTTAAATAGAGAACTAAGAAAAAGACCAAAAAATCCAATATATTCTCCAAGAGTCCTAGAAAATATGCCAAATATCTTTCATAAAGATTTAAATTATTACTTAGATAAGAATAATCTAACACAATCTATGAAACAAACACTGTTGGCTGAATACTAAAAATGCTCAAGTTGGTATTGACAAACTGACGATAAAGGATATAATCCGTTCACAGGAGCATTTTATGAATAGGTTCGGTCTTTGCTGTATTTCTCTTAAACTCAAAGAGCAGGGTTTTGGTCATCAAACCATGACTTTCAAAAGATTTAATTCTTTGCCTAGAGAAGAAGCATTGGAAATTCTTGGATCAAGAATTCAAAATAATCTAATGGTTACAGATAAAACCATACAGTTTTGTGCGGAAAATAATTATGTTTATCGTGTTAGTAGTGATATTTTCCCTTTAATTACTTATGACGCAGCAAATGTTAATCTAGAAGATTTACCTAACTACGACTCTATTCAAGATGAGTTTGATAATATTGCACAGAGTATTTCCTCTACTAATGTTCGTGTTTCTGCTCATCCTAGTGAATTTAACAGTTTGTCAAGCCTCAACGGAAAAGTTGTTGAGAAAACAATCACAGAACTCAACTTCTACAGCAGTTTCTTTGACAGAATTGGACTTCCGGCTGATACTAGATCACCTATGAATCTTCATGTACATAACAATAATGGTACAAGAGAAGAAATTTCTCATAGATTTTATGCAAACTTTAAAAAACTAGATGAAAATTGTCAAGCTAGACTAACCATTGAAAATGACGATAAACTAAACTGCTGGAGTGTTAAAGAATTAGTGGATATTTTTCATCCAATAACTCGTATTCCAATCTGTTTTGATTACTTGCATCATAAGTGTCATCCTAATAATCTCACAGAACGTGAAGCGATTAATATGTGTTATGATACTTGGCAAACCAGATGCCTATTTCATTATAGTGAAAGTAGGGTAGGTAATAATCCTCGCGCTCATGCTGACTATCCTCAAAATACTTTTGATAATTATGGTTTAGAATTTGATGTGGACATGGAATTAAAAGCTAAGGATTTAGCAATTGCAGAATATAATGAACTTTTAACCTCACTTTCTTAATAAGGATATAATTATGCCCCAAGTTGGAACGATTGTTATTAGCGACAGTGTAAATACCCAAGCTATGATTAACTTGATCAAAACAGACCCTAAGCTTACTATAGGTAAGGAGCAGGTTACAGAAAATGGTATTAGATACGTCCCAATAGAAAAGAATTAATATGAGTGGATGGCTTATTATTTTTACTGGTTTCGTATATGCTTATGTGGCAGTAGAACAAGGGTACAGAGGCAATATTGGTATGTTAATAGCATACTCTGGATATGCTTTTGCTAATATAGGACTATATTTACTAGCATCGAAATAATTTATGAAAGAACCTAAAAAAATAAAATTAACAGATTCGCCAATATGCAAAAGTGTGAACTTAATTCCACTACCATCAGTGGATTCTATATATCCAGAAACAATGAGCGACGATGTTAATACTTTGCAGGAAATTAATAAGATAATTTCTAATAAAGATAGTAATCAAAACAATTCTATAAACAATTAAAATAGCAAGGATGCTATAATGAAATATGGTAACTGTTTGACTGGAGCTATTATGCTCTTATGGACACAAAAAGACCATAAACCAAGGCTAATATTAAGAACAAGACCGGGAACTATGGTTCCTCATTTTATGGTTAAAACAAACTCCGAAATTCACCATTACAAGGTGCATAAGGAAATTCTTCCTTGGCCTTTATGTTATTTCTTTTTTGAGGGAAGATTCCAAACTGTTCCAGACGCTATTGACGAATCCTTTTAGTGTGATATACTAGAGTCTCACTAACAGAGAAGTTTATGAAGATAATTCAAAAAACTATTAAGAAAGCATACGATAATTGGCAACCTTGTAGGGAAATTAGAACGTATCATTATGCTGCTGCGTTTGATGGTAATAAAATGATAGCATTTGCACAAAATAATCCTATCAAAATGAGCAGAAAGGCTCATCGTATTGGTCAAAAATTTAACATTCCAACTTATATAGAATATTCATATCCACATGCTGAATCTCATCTTATATCTAAATTACTTGATCGCTATAATTCCATTGATCCTAATTGGAGTATATGCGTCTTGCGAATTAATAGAAAAGGATTGATATTGGGAAGTAAGCCTTGTAATAATTGTCAAAAAATATTAAATGCTCTTGATCTTTACAATATTAGTTATAGTGATGATAATGGTAATTTCGTTTGTCCTACCAAAACTATCAAAGTTGACGCATTGACAATGCCGATGATGATGGTATAATCCGTAAACGGAGGCTACCTATGAATTGTATTTATTGCAAAAATTGCGTTGGTGTTGACCGTTACGAATTTCTTGTAGAAACTGGTCGTAAAGTTATTTGCAAAGAATGTAGCGTTGAGGATCGTGCTGTGGGGTACATGGACTTCAATCACAAAACAGCACCACAACTTGTTATGGTTCCTAGTAACGCTAAAGAAACTATTCGTATTTTAGATAGAGCAAATAGGAGAAGCAGATGAACAAAATGACTTGGCTTGATCTTTATACTTTTCTGAATGAAAAAGCTAATAGCGTTAAATCTATTGGTACTTTTGACTGGAATCGTCCCGTTTTGGTACATGATGCTGATACTGGTGATGAATTTATGTGCGATACATATTATGTGACAGATAATCGTGGAGATGATAGGCTTGTGCTTATTACTAATATTGAAAAGATTTTTGAGGAGAACTCTTAATGGAATTAGAGATTGAAAGCTTGCTTTTTAAACAGGTAACGAAGCCCAAGCATTATTTGATGACTAAAATTAATAAGCTATGGGATAATAGATTTAGACTTAATATTTATATTCAAATAGAAGAAGACAGTCTAATTAAAAAGCGTATTGATAGTAGTTATTTTTGTCATTATGATACTGGTAAGCTAACTCTTATAAAAGAAAAAATTATGAAGTAAGCCTAATAGGATACAAACAGGGCTACATTGAAAAAAATCAGAAACCGTCTAAAGAAATCCTCTTGACAACGCCGATAACTCTGTTATACTTAGAGCATATCACTAACTCATAGGAGAACTAAAATGGGACTTGGTAAAGGTAAAAAGGCTTGTCCAGACTGCGGAACCACAACTGGCCCAAGAGCATATTGTTGCAAAAAGTGCAATCATATTTTTATATTTAAGCCCAAGAGCAAAGAGGCTAAGAATACTAAGATCATTCAAAAGGTTGATTGGAAAACTCTAGTCAAGGGAGAGAGAATAAAGGTTGCTGGTGGACCGTATTATGTATCCAAGGGCGAATTTATTCCTATGGGATATAGGGGGCGTTTTGTTGTTGAGAGCGTAGACGATAAAGGTATTCGTGCCTATGGCCTTGACAAGTCCAGCGGCTTCTGCCACATTTATATGGGAAGGGATTTTCAAAATCCAGAAACAGGAGTTTGGAAAACAAAGCACAAACTGATGAAACTTAAACCTAAAACGGAGACTGTCTAATGAGTCTTGAAGGAGGTTTTACTAAAACCCAAAAAGACCAATTAAATAATCTGTTGGATCATAGGGATTCTATAGTTAATAACTTATATCATATAGAAAGAATACTCAAAGTATATTTTCCAGAAGAGTTTGAATTAGCGTATCAACATTGGATTCCGCAAATTATTACTGCTCTTTATGAAGATGGTCGTTGGTTGCCTAGAGGAGATCAAACTATGCAAAAA